ATCAATGACATTAGCTTATGAGTCAGTATACTACGAAAATGGTTTAGTGTCTCAAGGAAATCCGTTAGGATTCGGAGTCGATCATTATGATACAGTGCCGAGTCCTATATCGTTAGCTGGTGGCGGCACCAGATCTTTATTTGGCGCAGGCGGAGTACTAGCAGGAGCAAGTTCTGTGTTTGGATCTGTAGCATCCGGTCAGGCATTTTCTAGTCCTGCAAATTTTGTAGCTACTGCAATAACTGCGGTAAACACTTATAATAATTCACAACAATTAAGTAGAACTGGTATAACAGAAGAATTAACTAACGTGACCAATCGAAGTTTATCCACAGTAACTGGAAATAGTGCCGGCGCTGTAAGAAATACAACATTTCCAGTAAGTGATTCATCAGTTCCTACAGTTGCTCAGCCTAGAAATTTAAATCCATAATATGAACACTAGAACGAATCTACCACCGCAGTCTCCTACAGATAGTGCAGACGAAGTAAAAACATTTTTTAACAAATATTTTACTCATCAAGTAAGCTTTCCTAGCAATCAAATAGATGCAGTGTTAGGGTTTTTCTTAAAGAATGGGTTTGATGAGCAAGCCGCAAAAAGCACTGCTATAGTTTTATTAAATCAAGCTAGAATCGACAACGTTAATCCTATGCAACTTATAGATACCTTGAAAGGATTAAATGGTGCTCAGCTTAGTCAAGTAGTCACTGAGATTATAAATTTATATAGAGAAAAAACAAGCTTTCTAGGTTATAAGACATTGACTTCTGAAGTTACATATGAAAGCAGAAATATTGCACAATAATGTCCAAATTTGCAAGAGGAAAGTTTACAGTCACTAACGTAGAAAAGTATGTAGGTAATAGTTCTCCTACATATAGAAGTAGTTGGGAATGGAACTTTATGAATTTTTGTGATAAAGATCCTAGAATATTAAAATGGGCTAGCGAAGCAGTAAAAATTCCTTACAAAGATCCGTTTACTGGTCGCCAAACTGTATATGTTCCAGACTTCTTTATACAATATGCAGATAAAAAAGGTATAATGCAAGTCGAGCTAATAGAAATTAAACCTCAAAGTCAAACCTTGCTCGAAAAAGCCGGCAAAAATCGTAATAATCAATTACAATGGGCTAAGAATCAAGTTAAATGGAGAGCAGCTCAATCGTGGTGCTCAAAGCAAGGCATAAAATTTAGAGTTTTAAATGAACAAGATTTATTTTATAACGGTCGTTTAAGATAAGTAATTATATGAAAAAGCTAGAAGAAGTCTTAAATTTACCAGAAAGCAAAAAGCTAATTAAAAAAGAAGAAAAGAGTAAAGCTGTAGAAGCCACACAACCTTTGTTAAGAGATATCAGCGAGTTTGATAAGATTGCAGCGGCTTTGCCGCAAGTTAAAGGATTAGGCGACATCAGCGATAAAGAATTTGACGAGCTTGCTCAACGAGCTACAGATGCATTTGATGACTTAATGGATTTAGGCATGAATGTAGAAGCTAGATATAGTGGGCGAGTATTCGAAGTTGCAAGCACTATGTTAAAGAATGCCATTGATGCTAAAGCAGCAAAAATAGACAAAAAGCTCAAAATGGTAGAATTACAATTAAAGAAACAAAAGCTAGACAATGATAAAGGCGATGAAAGCCAAGATATTACAAATTCCAGCGTTATTATCTCAGATAGAAATAGCTTGTTGGAAAAACTGAAGAATATGAAATAAATACACTATTAGGACTGCTATATGAAATCGTTTAAAGAATATCTTACTGAAAGTGTAGAAGAAAAAAAGTACTCTTTTAAAATTAAAATTGCTGGGGAATTACCCGAGCATATAGAAGATACTATGAAGGCTGCTTTGGACAAGTATAAAGTGTCTAGTTTTAGCAAAGGAAAAACTACACCAATACAGGCAAAATTGTCAGATTTTCCTACACTAGAAAACACCCACATGACCATTTTTGATGTAGAATTAGATTATCCTACAACTAGTCAAGTGCTAACTGCTTACATGTCAGAACAAACAGGTATAGATCCCTGCTGCTTACGTGTGCGTAGTTTAAAAGAAGAAGATGAAGTTGAATTAAACAATGAACATATGTCTGACGACAGTAAAAAATCTGCATTACTAAGTCAAGATTATCAAAAAGAAAATAATCAAGAGTTAGTAGGAGAGAAAAAGATCAGCAGTCTGCTCAAAGAATTAGCTAAGATTAGTAAAGAAACTCAGCCAACACAATACAAGGGTGTAAATGATAAAATACTTGCTAAATCTTCACCAAAAGAAAAAGCATCATCGACAGAAAAAGTTTCTGCTTCGCAAAGTGTGTTAAAAGGAAAAACAAAATGAATTTTCAAGAATTAATGGCTCGCATGGCTGAATTAGACCAGCCAGTGCAAGAATCAGATAAAGCAGATAAAGATTACGACGGTGACGGCGAAATTGAATCAGGCAAAGACGAGTACATGGGATCTAAAGACAAAGCTATCAAACAGGCAATGGGTAAAAAAGACGAGAGTCTTGATGTTTTAGCAGATCAATTAGAACAAGATATGGACGAATGTGGCATGGGACCAATGAGTATGCCTAGCATGAACAAGCAACAAGATAATGTTAGCATGAATGTTAGTATGAACGGATCAGGCAGCGGCGGAATTAGGGACCTAATGAATATTCTTAGAAACTTAGAAAAGGGCGACGATTCTATAGATCACGATCATGGAGACCATGACATGGATTCTCCTGGCATTGACATGCCAGGTATGATGGTAATGAAGAAAGAACCGGTACTAGGTGATGAATATGCTAATAGTCCAGACGTTCAACTAGGACAAGATAATTTTCCTATAGATCACGGTGACGATCTTCACAAATCAAAAGACAGCTACAGCGATAAACCATATAGAGGTGATAATCCTATGGCTTTAGAAAGCTACAAAACAAAACTTCATGCAATGTATGAAGACATAAAAAATCGCAGTTAAAAACATACGCTACTAACCAAATAGCCCCATTAAGGGGCTATTTTTTTGTAAATAAAACTATGGCAAGCAAAAGTTTGGATGGTGTCCTAACTAAAAAGGCACACACAAAAGAAACCTTTACAGAACTTCAAATAGAGGATCTGTTAAAATGTGCAGATACTGACAACGGGTATCATTATTTTTGCGACAACTTTTTTTACATACAGCACCCTGTAAAAGGAAAAATGCTGTTCGAGCCGTATGACTATCAGTCAAGATTATTAGATGCATATCACGGGCATAGATTTAATATTAATATGTTACCTAGGCAAATGGGTAAAACTACCTGTGCCGCCGGATACTTATTGTGGTATGCTATGTTTCACCCGGACCAGACTATATTAATCTCTGCACACAAATATACAGGTTCGCAGGAAATCATGCAACGTGTTCGTTATGCCTACGAGCTTTGTCCAGACCATATACGCTGCGGTGTAATTAACTATAACAAAGGCAGTATTGAGTTTGATAATGGTAGTCGTATTATATCAACTACTACTACAGGTAATACAGGTCGTGGTATGAGTATTTCATTACTATACTGTGATGAGTTTGCTTTTGTACCACCTAATATTGCTGACGAATTTTGGACATCAATTTCTCCGACATTGGCTACTGGTGGTAAAGCTATTATCACTAGTACCCCTAACAGTGACGAAGATACCTTTGCTACAATTTGGAAAGAAGCTAACAAAAAATTTGACGAATTTGGCAATGAACAAGATGTAGGAGTTAACGGCTTTTTTCCTTTTACATGTACTTGGGATGAACATCCAGATCGTGACGATGCATGGGCTTCACAAGAACGTGGACGCATTGGTGAAGAACGATTTCGTAGAGAATATAATTGCGAATTCTTAATTTATGACGAAACTCTAATTAGCAGTATTTGTCTTGCCGGATTAGACGGCAAGCAACCTATAATGAACATGGGGCAAACACGCTGGTACAAGACTCCTAGCAAAGATCACATTTATGCAATTGCGTTAGATCCAAGTTTAGGCACTGGTGGCAATAGTGCAGGCATTCAAGTGTTCGAACTACCTAGTTTCATTCAGGTTGCCGAATGGCAGCATAATTTGACTCCTATTCAAGGACAAATAAAAATTTTAAAAGAAATATTAAAATACTTACAAGATTGTGTAGGCGATGATAATAGTCGAAATATATATTGGAGCTTAGAAAATAACAATATTGGAGAAGCTGGACTAATCTGTATTAGAGACATAGGAGAAGAACATTTTCCAGGTCTTTTTGTCAGCGAACCTATAAGAAAAGGGCATGTGAGAAAATTTAGAAAAGGGTTCAATACTACACATAAAACTAAAATTTCTGCGGCAGCAAGATTAAAATACCTTGTAGAATCAGGTAAAATGAAGATTCACTCTAAACCTCTTATATCGGAGCTTAAAGCATTTGTAGCCGCCGGTATTACATTTAAAGCTAAAGCTGGAGAACAAGACGATTTAGTAAGTGCATTACTGCTTATTGTACGTATGAGCCAAGTTTTAGCAGATTGGGATAGCAGAGTCTTTGATACTTTCAGTTCTAATGAGGGCTTAGAGGATGAGGATTACGAGCTTCCTATGCCCATTTTTGTTTCAAGTATGCTTGGATAAATATCAGTATGGAAAAAAACTTAGATTTAGCTGCTCAAGAACTGTTTGCAAAATTAAGATCCACCTTTCCTAAGGTCAGCTTAAAAGATGCAGAAGGAAACCCTACTGACGAAGAAAAATTAGCTCGTCAGTTCGATTTTGAATTCAAAAAGAATAATATATCGTTGGGCAGTATTAGAATTGATCTTACCGAAGAAGACGGTCTTACAGTAATGTTTAGCAATGATGTAATTAAAGATCAATCCAGCAGAATAAAAACTATATGGTTTAATTTTATAGAAGAATTACGAAAATTTGCTAAACAAAAGATTCTTAATTTTGAAGTGAGAGATTTGAACCTAACAAATATTCAAAAACGTGGAGATTCACAAATGACTGAAAGTAAGTTGCAGGGTAGTTTAAAAACCAGTTATCAGGACTTA